TAATAAATTGTTTTTATTCGGGGTTAAATAAACCAAAGATGTTTTAAGAATTTAGCCTCCTCAGAGGTAAGCGATATGAAAGAAGATACTACCTATAATTATATTATTTTAGGATTCGTCATAGCGATTATTGTGAGTTTTATATTTAAATGAAAACTGCACTATCCGTTATTGAACAAGCGCCGGAGTATTCTTTACTCTCAAACGACAGGCATACAAAACCTATGTATGTAGGGAATAGAAAACAATTGGAGAAGGTCTTACAAGATGTACGGGCTGATATGGTGATAATGACAACGGGAAATGATCATAAATGTTTAGTCTTATTGGATTATACGAGTGAGGAATTACTCATTTTAGTTACCAGAGCATTAGAAAAGAAACGAAGGGTCAATTGAAAGCACAAACTATAATCAGGAAATGGTCAAAGCTCCGGCGTGTTCCGAAAGATCATTGGGAAAAACTTGCACAAGCGGCGCAAGAGTTTTATGATACACTTGATACAGATGAAAAAAAGAAAATGATTCAAGAGTTCAGGGAATATATTAAAGGAGTAAAAGAAGGTAGAATAATCGCAGGGCCAGTTAAATAATATGGAACATATACATAATAAAGAAAAGAATATCCACAGTGCTAATAACCGTATTGTATGTGATGAATGTATTACGCCGGAAGATAAACAGGGGAATGAGTGCTATTGTAGTTGTCATACGGCGCTAAAAGATCAATGTCCCAAGTGTGTAAGATTTCATCGAGTTTAGTATAGCGGGCTAGGCATAAGAGCCTCTAGCCTGTTATAAACTTGTTATTCCAGTATTTCATCTCTTGTAAGATGTTTTCCCATGTATCATAGGCGGTCATTATAAGACCGTTATTATCAAAGCTATCCCTATATACAGTAAAAAAATAACAGTTGTGTTCTGCTTTACGCAGTTTATAAATATACATACTTTCCTCTTTTCTGTCGGTTATGCCCGACCCGCTATACTCCAGTACAGCAAGCAACCGTGTGGGTTGCTTATACGTCAATGTTGTTCATCGTCTGGATACTTTGTTTCTATTTTTTGTTTAATTTTTACGTCTAAGTCATTTGTTGACTTTCCGCATTTATCACACTTCCAATTCGGTACAACATTATCCCAAAAGTTTCTATCATCATATGCGCTTTTATATGTTTTCTTTTCTCCGCATCCTTCACATTCTAAGTCGCACCAACAATCACGGCGCATTTGATTATAAATTGATAAAACTTTCATATATTCTTTCTGCAAATCGTAATCATTACACGACTGCTTGATATACTGGTTTCTACGCTCTCACAAGGCAAGCGACTTTACTTGCCTATATTTACGATACGGTCATATCATTGACGCATACTGAACGGCCTTGTTTCATGTATGTTTTTCTTGCCCGTTCTAATGCTCTATCTTTCATTTCCCTTTTTACGAGGTAATGGTCAATAACCTGATTTGCTTCATTGAACAACCCGAAGCGTATTTGATTATTACCCATTTCTGATATATCAATTTTTACCATATTTCCCCATTCTAGAAGCTGTTAATCGCTTCCCTTGTGGAGCGTAGTGATACTAGCCATATTCATAGAGTAGCGGTTATGGGGTTATTTATGCGCTATGTGCGCTACCCTCAACCTGCTTACTCAAAAATTGCCTTGTTCCACTTTTCCCAATTGAAAAGCGGGTTATCACGTTGTAGCATTGTTCCAAAGTCGTTTATAACAGCTTGTAAGACTGGTAGAACAATTTTTTTGTGGTCGGTCATACTTGCTATATTGTATGCGCCTCTAAATTGTTCAGCCATTTTTATATAATCTTTTTTTGTCATAGTTTCCTATTCTGCTACTCCATGAATACTGACTAGTATCTATAAGATTAGAGCCGGAAAGCGAGGGAGAAGCAAGTAATTTGTTAGCATTCTCTACGCTCGCTTCCTAGCTCTAATCTGTTTGTTAATGTACTGTCTTGTGTAGACCTTGGCGCTTGTTCATCTCTTCTCTCTTAGTTATTATCATATTCTTATTCTCTCAAGAGTGCAATAGGATCATTTATATCATATGACCCCAATATAAAGCTCAAACCCTATCATACTTTTATAGGATATTATGAGTATGAGTAAGAAAACTTGATATATATGAAGAACTAAGAGTATAGTAAAAAGAATGACAATCAAACAGAAACTAGCAGTAGATAAAATCGTTGAAAATCATGGAAACATCAGTAAGTCAATGATACAGGCGGGATATGATCTTACCACCGCTAAAAATCCAAGTAATTTAACAAAGTCTAAAGGCTGGGCTATTCTCATGAAAACGAGATTAAGTGATGATAAGTTATTAAAAGCGCACGAAGAAGCGTTACAAGCGAATAAGCAAATAGGAGCGCAGATCTTAATAAACGCAAAAGGTGAAGTAATCAGTAAAGAGAATGAAGGAATGATTGAAGTACCGGATCATGCAGTGCGATTAAAAGCCGCTGAGCTTGGTTATAAGTTAAAAGGGCGGTTACATTCTGATACAGCTGTTGTACCAGTTCAGATCAATAACAATATAGATAGTCTATCCGATAGTATTAAAGAAATAGTGAAGGCAATCTATGACCAACACCCAACGACTCGTACAAACACTGTATAAGGATGAACAGGGCAATCCAATCCTTCTCACAGAGGGGCAGGACAAGCTCTTTCAGACTATCTTAGGGAAAACACATCCCCGCAATCATGTTATGACCCATACGAGGTATGGCAAGAGTATGGTTACTGCGCTTGCTGTATTGACGAGGGCGGCTACGTATCCTGAGAAGTGGGCTATAGTAGCCGGTCAAAAAGAAAAGGCCCGTATCATCATCGATCACGTCATCAACCATATCTTTGACAACGAGTTTACGAAAAGTAGGTTTATCCCTGATAAGGGCGAGGACTTAGAGACCATCAGACGGTATAAAAACAAGAATAGACTCACGTTTAAGACGGATGTAACGAAAGAAGGCAAGACGCTCCTCTCAGAAATCTATATAGGAAGCGCTCAAGATGCTTTAGGATACGGTGCTAGTAATGTTGTGGAGGATGAAAGCGCCCTTATCCCTGACAATGAACACGCCCTGGTGATGCGGATGTTAGGGGATAACCCTAGGGAGAACTTCTTAGTGAAGATAGGGAACCCATTTAACAGGGATCACTTCCTACGGAGTTATAATGACCCGTTATACCATAAGATAGTAGTAGATTGTTACCAGAGTTTAGTAGAAGGTCGTATAACACAAGAGACCATTGACGAGATGAAACAATACGCCTTCTTCAGAATCTTATATGAGTGTACCTTTCCTAGTGAAGGGGATATTGATGAAGAGGGATGGCTAAACTTACTGACGCTAGGCGATCTTACTGTGGCTCAAGCGAGGATTGTAGAACCCTTCGGTGTACCAAGGTTAGGTGTTGACGTAGCGAAGGGCGGCAGGAACTTTAACTGCTGGGTACTGCGGGGAGATAATTACGCCCGTGTGCTTGCTAAAGACCATGAAGAAGATAGCGTCAAGATCGCAGAGCATACCGTCAACCTGATGAAGGAACACGGTATCCCTGACAAAGCAGTGTTTATAGACGATACAGGAGTAGGACACGGCGTTAGTAGTATCCTTAAAAACAGGTCACTTATTATCAATGCAGTGAACTTTGCAGAGCATGACTTCATTGAGAAGCAACACCTTAATTTGAGGGCGCAGGTCTATGCAGGGCCGTATGGGATACAAGCATGGATCAGAGGAGGGGCAAGATTAGACTCGAATGAAGGATGGAATGAACTGTTAAAGATCAGGTATAAGAAGCAGGAGAGATCGGGACGGACTATGATTGAAAGTAAGGACGACATGAGGAAGCGGGGGATTGAAAGCCCTGACGTAGCGGACGCATTAGCATTGACATTTGCAAAAAAGAATATAAACACCTACACTACAATTACTCCGACAATGGAGGGACAAAAAGTCTTATATCCATTCGGAGGAGTACGACCCTATGCAGGGGGAATAGACTATGCCAATACCATCTATAGCGAATCCTAACGAAGACCTCTTAGAGAAGTTACGGGTCAATAAAGAGACGAGTTTCAAGCACCGCCGGAGGAGACACTTTGACTGGACGGATAACTATACGCTCTATAGGGATAAGGTCATGTTAAACAGACTCACTCAGAGGCAGAGCGTCAATATCCCTCTTATTAAATCCTCTATTAAGACGCTTCTGAAAGATATAGACGATCCGCCGATATTATACTTCGCTAACTTAGATAACAACGATCAGGCAGAGGTCTTTTATAACGAATACTGGAAGTACAACGCCATGAGAAATAACCTCATCTTAAAGGACATTGTTGATAAACGTCAGGTCATGTTATTTGGCCGTTCTTTTAAGTTTATGAACATTATAGACGGACACTTCTATTGGGAAGTTGTAGATCCGCAGGATGTGTTAATTGACCGCTATGTAGACCCGACGGATATAGATAGTGCGAGATTTGTCATCAGGGAGCATATTTATAAGCCGCTAGCGAGTCTGAGAACGAATCCGAAGTTTGACAACGCTGCTGTCCGTAGGTTACAGGAGTTTACGGGGACGAAGGCAGGGTTAATTAAAGCCTCACAGAACCAGTTAGACTGGGTAGAGAAACAACGACGTGAGGCTTCTTTAGGCGTTATAGACGCCTTTATCCCCATTTTAGGAGAGACCTATGTTGAATTAAACGAGTGGTGGATTAAGGAGTTTAATGAGAAGGAAAAGAGAGACGAATTGATATATATCGTTACAGCTGAGGATATGGAAGTGTTGTACTATGATACACTTGAGAATTGTATCGGGGAAACCTCGGATGACTTCTGGGTCTCCCACTATCCTATTTCTACATGGGCAGATGAGACGGAACGGACGGATTTCTGGAGTGACGGGGTTGCTGATACCTTACGAACTCTCAACAAGATCCTTAACTCATGGTTTGCTCAGATGGTAGAGAATAGAACCTTAACAAACTTCGGGATGAATTACTTTAACTCAAGTCTACAGGATGAAGGGTTCCTACCCCAGACGTTTGAACCCGTCCCGTGGGGCTGGTATCCCATTCCCGTGGGTCAGGGGGGAAAGATAGGCGACCAGATTATGAGAGTAGACGTTCCTGAATTAAAAGGGAATATCGAGGAGATGAACTTTGTCATGCAGATAGCCCAACAAGCCTCCGCAGCTACGACCTTCCAGCAGGGTGTCCAGAGTGAAGGACAGCAAATAACGCTTGGTGAAGTACAACTCCTCTTACAGAACGCTCAACAGAGGGTGAAGTCAATGGCTGTCTATTATACGGAGTGCTGGAAAGACTTCGGGTTGAAGTTTACCAAGATGCTTGAGGCGGCACCGGATATGATTGACGATACTTCAATCAGTAAGAAGGGACGGTTAACGAAGAAAAACTACTCAAAAATGATTACCCCGAAGATGTGGTTTGCGAAAGAAGGGTATAAGGTTGAAGTATTGATGAAAGAGGATATGCAGCAGAAAACTGCTCAGGAACTCCAGAAACTTCAGTATTCTAAGTCTCTGATGCCGACGAATAAAGCCTTAGATACGATTATTAAGAAGAAGTCTCTCATGTTCAGTGATTTGGATTCCAGTGAAATATCTGACGTCATGAAAGAAGATGAAATGGAATCAAAACAGGCAGCGATGAATCCCATGGGGCCAAATAGTCAGCCTTTACCAAATGGAGCCGCTACAGGGCAACCTACGACCTCACAGCCTCCGCAAATACCTCCGAATGGACAACCAGGACAACCAATGAATAGCCCTCAGAGACTAACTGCATAATATGGAAGATTACCTAACAGAAAGCGGAGAAGTAGATTTTGATAAGTTGAATTCTCTTGAACGGGAAGAATACCTCAAGATGCTTAACCTTGTTTCCGGTTCTAAGATTACCCTAGAGGATTTTAAAAAGCATATCAAGAATATGCGGGTAGCATTGGAAAGTTCCTTACTCAATGAACCCGATTTTATCTATTCCCTTCCCTTTCCTTTTTTGAAACGGGTGAATCCGAAAATAACTCTCATGAAAGCCCGTCTCCAGAATTATATTATTTTTGAAGCCTTCTTTGAACGGCCGGAGTTAGCCAAACAGCAACTGGATATGTATAAAAAGAGATTGGGGGTGAGTAAATGAAAACACTAAAATTTCCCGCAGACGGAAAGACAATGAAGAAACAACTGAAAGGAAAGATTAAGACGAAAGGAACATTCAAAGGAAAGTCAAACAAACTCGGTGGTGGGGGACGGTTTGCACAGGTAGCAGCGAAAGCAGGTGGTGGAAAGAAGGGTGCAGCAATCGCAGCCGCCATAGGACGGAAGAAATACGGAGCGAAACGATTTGCAGCAATGGGAGCAAAAGGAAAGAAGAAATCCGCAAAAATGGGTGGAAAAATGTCCATGATGGAACCAAGTTAGTGCTTCACCATAGCCGATTGAACTTGGCGAAGCTATTATGCTGAGAAGCGCTCTAAGGGGCGCTTCTTGGTCTAACTTGACAAACACTTTCAGAAGAATATAATCAAAGTATGGACGAAGCATCTAAAAAAGAATTGGAAAAAATCCTCTCAAAAAATCCTGAAGAACTTATGTATGAGGAGATTCAATTCCTCAATGCACGAAGAACGTATTTAACGAATGAACAAAAGAGAGTATTTGCAAGCGTCTTGTTAAAAGAAAAGACATAATTTCGCCTTAGACTCAAATAGGAGTACGGGAGAAAGGAAATATATGGTAAAAACAAACAAGGACAAAAGTCCTACCGTAGATGAAAGTGTTTTAGAGGAAACTCCTCCGAATATCAATGAACCCCAGACTCCTCCGGAAGAAACTGAAATACCGCCAACTGAAACGCCGAAAACGTCAACTCCGCCTGAAACACCAGAAACACCGCCAGTTGTAACCCAAGAAGAAACACAGGAACAAAAGGATCAACGGTACAAAGCACAGCAAACTGAAGCACAAATCCAGGCAGCTAAAAATAGAAGTCTTATCAGTAAAGTAGATGAGGCAAATACGATTGGTGAACCGACTGTTGATGAGTTACGGGCATTTGTGGCACAGGATGGAGTCAATTGGGATGAACTGACTGTTTTTGAGCAGTCAATGGCGAAAAAGACCTATTTATCGGAAAAAAAGTTTGGTCTTATCAATGAAGCCGTCCAGTCAACCAAAAAGATAGACGAATGGGCGACAAAAATAGATGAATTCATTGATGCGACTGACGGAAAGCCTGAATATATTACATTAAGCGGTCATGAAGCTGACTTTCGGAAGTTCTGTATGAAGGAAAGCCATCGGGGAGTAGATATTGAAGTATTACTTCCGGCGTTCCTGCATAACCTTCCGAAAATCCAGAAAAAGCGGGGAAGTTTGTTTGAAACAGGCGGTGGTGGGGAGAAACCGGAAGGAACACCAGGTGTATTGACGGATGCGGATGAGATAGCACAGTTACGGGCAACAGATCAACGGGAATATAAACGTCTTTTGAAAGCAGGAAAGATTAAATTAGAAATTTAACCCAGTTGAGGAGTAAGTAATCCTTTCCGTTTCCGTAACTGTAAGTGTTGAAACTTCCGAAGATCCGGCTCACATAACATCACAATATTTTGAGGTTTGTTATTTAACTTATTCCCGTCTATAAAATACTGTTGACATTCATCCGCACTGCATATCTGGCACTCCGTTTCCGCAACTACCGTTTCACTTTGTTTCATTTTAAGTATTTCTCCTATATGTTTTCGGGAAACTCCATAGAGTCGGGCAATAGAGGATGGTAAATAACGGTGGAAATAGTAGAGAGTATGAATAGCCCGAATATCTCGATAGGTCATAGTTTTACTATACCATATGTAACACCTGTAACCCAATAGCCTCATTTTTTTGCTTGTGATAGCCTTCCTTCTTCCTCTAAGATAAATGCATGGCTACATACCCTACAAAGTTAGCAGAAGT